CAAAACCATGTGTATTATGCATATTAATCGCTTTTTATAATCTTTACGCCTTGCTTTTTTCCACATCCTGGACAGTGTAACTGTCCTCTATCAATCATATATTTTTCTTCCATAGTAGGAAGAGTAAAGTAAAATTTACAACTAGAACAAGTTATATGCCAAATAATTTCTTTACTTGATTGGAATGCCATAAGTGTCAATGATATTCTGATTCAAGTAGTTTAAACCCAAGAGCCCAATTTTCTGCAGCATCTTCTATGTATCGCATTGATTTGCCCTTATAATCTTCAGTAAAAAACAGTTTCTCATTATTATCAAAATATTTTATATAACCATATTCTTCTTTAAAATCAAAATGGATTTCACAGTAACCCTTTCCGTGATCCGAATAATAAGTTGAAAGTTTTCTTCCCATTGGTCTACTCCTCTTGAATAAAGTTTTCTACTGAAGGATAAATCTGAGCAATTGCTTTTGCAGTTTCTATTGCTAGATCCATATGTTCTTGTTGAGTTCCGTTTGCTGAACGTAGCTCAATATAATGAATCCATGATCTAATAGTACCATTCGCATATAAACGAGAAACCGTATTGCCTTCTGGTAATATGGCTCTTGCTTGTTCTTTTGCAATACCCCTTTCTCTTGCTTCTTTATATATTCTTTTAGTATGATCAATCATAAACTGTTGCTGTGCGTGCCACCAAGCTTCAAGAGCAGTATCATCATTCTTTATACTATTTTGACGATTCTTTTCATCTTGAAGTCTGGCTTCACGAATAACAAATGCTTCTCCCATATCATTTGGATCTGCATATCTTTGAGAAAATTCTTGGAAAGAAAATGATCTATGCCGAAGAAACTGTCGAGCAATGTCTCTTGTGGTTTCAATCTCCATGGTAGCTGAAGCCATTTCAAATGGCGACCAATGTTTATGTTTAATCAAGTATGATAAAAGCTTTGGTGTTGTTTTAGTATTGGCTTGATTGCCAGGGTTTGAAACTCTAGCACAATATGCAATTAAATCTTGAATATTATCTAAACCCATAATCCCTGGTTCTCCAGAGTGCACATGTTTCATTGGTTGGCTATATGCTAATAATCTAACTTTCAATTTAAATATCCTCTATGTTGATATGAATTAATCTCATCTTTAAATTCAACCATAACCTCCAACATTTTATCATAATCTTCTTCAGGTAATAAAGACCGATATAAACTTAATCCTGTTGTTGTAAGAACAGCTGCAATCATTAAAGGTTCATTATTATTTTCAGATAAACTGTTAATAGTTTCTATAATTTTTCTATAGCAAACTTTAAAATCATTATCATCATAATCAGTCATGGGCTAATACCAAAACAAGGCAACCAACCTACATTACAATAACGAGCATAATCTTCAAGCCCTACCATAGCCATAAGAACAAGAATTGGAATACCAATAATAATAAAAACTATAATTAGAAAGGCTGGTAATAAACCTTTCGTCGTGCAGTAGTAAGTATTTTCGCTCATTGTACTTCTTTCATTACATAGGTTTTATTTTTCATATAATCAATATATGATTTACCTGAAATCCTTTGGCGAATAAAAGGTTTATTTGTTTCTGCCTTATTTGGATTTTCGATAGTAACAACAATATCTTTACCTTGTCGTAAAGCCTTTTGTTGGTTTAATACTCGCATCTGAGAATTAAGGTAATCTCTGCGCATTTCTTTACGAATAGTTTTACTTACATTTGAATGGATACCCTGAGAAACGTTTCCGCTTGATTTTCCACCTTTACCTTTAGCCATAATTTAATTCCTTATAATTTAAAACCTTCAAATTTCTTTGCATTTATACCATTATTTGTTTTATCAAATACTGGAGTATCATCTATTAATGTTTGCTCACCTTCGTGAGCATCAAATAATCTCATCTTTGATCTATCTATACCAATAACAAACCGTTTCTTATATGTAGGATCATTATATCTATTCTTTAGCTGTTTAACTGCGAGTTGTCCCATTCCCTCAAGTTCTTCTGTAGAGATAAGGGCGAACATGAGGTCTGCGGTAGCGGGTAATCCAAAAGACTCGGACGTATCTTCAAGCCCAATATCCGAGTTACTATAACCAGACCTAGTCGTCTGCGTTGCAGTAACGATCGGTAAGTCAAACTCCACTGCAAGACCTCGTAATTCTTCAGCAATTGCTTTAATGTAATTATATGAGTTGATTGCACCACCCATTCCTTTCATTCTACTTGAAGAACAGATATTCAAATAATCAATATAAATGATATCAGGCTCAAATGATTTCTTTAATTTTAACTCATTCAATAAAGCACGAAAGTGACCAGCGTGAGCTGATCCAGTCGGATATTCTTTAATAATAAGTTTACCATTTGTTTTAGATGAAAGACCTCTAACTCGTTCTGCAAACATCTCTTTACTGAGATATTCTAGCTGGTCAATTGGTACGTCAAGTAGATTTGCGTCAATACGTTCTGCTATTCTTTCTTCTGCCATTTCCATAGTAAGATATAAAACATTCTTACCTTGGTTTAGATTAGCAGCAGCACAGTGACACATAAATAAAGATTTACCAACACCAGTACCAGCAAGACAGACATTAAGACTTTTGTTTGGAATACCTCCCTTTGTAATCTTGTTAAAGTAGTCAAGATCAAAAGGTAATCTTTCTTCGTCACGGTGGTAGAATTCAAATCGCTCTTCAAAGTTTTCAATATAGTCGTGACCGATGTTGGGGTCGAACGAGACGCCGAGCGCTTTCGTGAGAATATCCGGTAAAGCATTTTTTGTTAAACTCTGATGTTTGCCATCAATGATGGAGATTGATTCCATAACAGCATTATATAAAGCACGATCTTGACACCATTTTTCTGTAGTATCATTTAACCAAGTTTCATCAGACGGTTCTTCTTCAAATAAACTAGGTATAATTTCAACAGCGTGTCTATACTGTTCGTCATTATAGTTATCAGCCTGATCAATTTCAATCTTAAATGCTTCCGCTGTCGGAAGTTTATTATACTTTGCAACAAACATTCCTGCTTGTTTAAATAACATCTTATAGACGCCTTCAAAGTAATCGGGTTTTACGAAGGGAAGAACCTTTCGCATATATTTTTCGTTAGTAAGAATATTTTTAAGAACAACTTGTTCTATATTAGTGTTCAAATTTACACCTCTTTTAAATGAATTTCTTCTTTGTTTTCTATGGAAGATTCTAATATACTATATAATAAATCACCCGCAGCCAATTGTAAACCAATATCTTCGGCTGTAAGGTCTTCATCTGGTGCTGAGATAACCTCAAAGTCAAAATGTAAGTCCAGTTCTTCGTCTTTTTCTGGAGTCTTACCATCAACACGAATAGAGCCATAACGAATCACAACCTCGTTAAACTCTCCTTCAAGTATTCTAACATTCCATACTTCATTAATATTTTCGTCTGATATTAATTCATAATCTTTATTTTCTATATACTTTCCCATTAATCTTCAACCACAATTTCATCCATATCAACAAGAGACTGGTGACCAATGCTGTATTGTTTCTTTAGGAAATCTTTAAAATCCGTTTCAGCAAAGATCGGATCCCAGAAGGACTTATCAAGAGTTCCATCGTACCGAACTTTAGATCCAACCTCTCCAGTAGATTGATCAACAGCAGCATACCAGCCATTGGAAGGCTTAACAGCATAACCACCAGCAAGAGCACAATCGAGCAAGCCAGAATAAGACTTGACACCACCTTCCCAAGACACAGTAATAGGAATTTTTGACTTTTCTTTAACATATCGTGATTTCTCCACATTAATCACAAAGTGATAACCTTGAATCTCAGTACCCTTCTTATCTTGTTGACGACCAATAATCCAAATATTATCTGCACTATAGTATATACCAGTTCCACCAGATACAATAGCTTTAGGAAATAACCCAATCTCTTGATATGTATGATTTACGGCAATAAGTGGAATATTCTTCATAGCAAGATATGGTGTACTCATACGGAATAAACCCTTAAGTGCTTTAGCACGAGACATATCTGCCACTGACTTTTCATTCTTAGCATCTTCTAATTCTTTTTTTGATGCTAAGTTACCGATAGAATCAATAACAACCACAACTTTATCATTGCGATCTAATTCTTCTAGTTGTCCAATTAAATCAAATTTTAATTCTTCAACATTAGTAATAGGTGTGTGAAGAACACGAGATGTATCAACACCGAATTGTTCAAAATAACTCTGAGGTGATCCAAACTCTGAATCATAGAATAGCATTACCGCATCTGGATATGCTTTTAAATAGGCAGCTGCCATAAGTAAGGCAAAGGAAGTTTTAAAGTGTTTAGAAGGTCCAGCAAGAACTGTAAGACCTGGGGCTAACCCACCATCTACCGAACCAGATAGCGCAACATTAATCATAGGGACATCTGTTGGAACCATATCTTTTTCAGTAAAAAATTTAGACTCAGAAAGAACCGATGTGTGGGATAGTTTTGAGTTCTTTTTGAGTTTGTCCATAATTGACATACAATACTCCTCTGTATAGTATTAATTTATATATTATAAACCAAATTACAATAGATGTATATAAAAAATATCATATTTTTCTAATAAAAATAATGTAATAAAAATTACCAATATTGTAATTAGTGGTTTAAATAAAATCTGTAGTAATATTATTATCAGGTATATACAAATAGCATATATTAATAATTCAAGCATAACTCACGTTTTGCTCTAACTCACGAGAATCTTTTTCATATTCTTTTCTATATTCATTATTTGCACGAATAACCTCATTTAAAACACTAAACTCTTGGTTGGAAAAAGTATTAAATGCTGATGTATCTTTTGGAAAACAAGCACCGCCATAACCACGTTTACCATCAAAGCCTGGTGCTCTAGTATGTGATGTACCAATACGTGGATCTGTACCAATAGCATTTACTATATGACCGAAATTTCCACCAAATTTTTCTACTACATCATAGAATTGGTTAAACCATAAAACTTTAGTTGCTAAAAAACAGTTAAGACCGTACTTGACAAAGCTGGCTTCTGTAGCAGACATATGGAAAGCTGGGCACGGTTTACATAAACTATATTCTTTATAGATTTCTTCCAAACGTAGAGTGGTTTCTTTATGTCCACCAAATACGTGCATATCTGGATTTATAAAATCAGAATTAGCATTAACTTCTGTTAGGAATTCTGGGTTATATACAACTCTTGAACTTGTACCGCCACCTCTAGTAAGAGATTTAATAATATCGGGTGTTACTGTGGATTTAATTACTATAATGCCACTGCGCCGCTGTTTAAGTTTTTTTACAGTTTCTACTACAATAGATGAATCAATCTCGCCATTTTTACCCATAGGTGTTGGAACAGACACAAAAGACACATCTACATCTAGCGATTTAATACTATCGACGCTATTTCCATATTTAGGATCAATAATAACTTTAGTGCAGTTATAATCATTAAAACCGTGATCAATGGCTTTACCAACAAAACCATGACCAACAATTGCAATCTTTAATTTAGAACCCATCGGGATATACTTCCTTGTAATATTTACATATAAGAGGCTCGCCATTATTTACAAGCCTATTAATTAATTCTTCTACTGATATATTATAATATAATGCAACGGTTTTGTAAAGCATTAGTTTACTCCATAATATAGTTTATACCAAGAAATAAATTTTTCAACACCTTCGCCAATCGAAACTGTAGGTTTATAACCAAGTTTTTGTAGTTTAGTTGTATCAGACCAAGTTGCTCTAGTATCAGCTGGGTGTATTGGTACAAGTTTACGTTTAGCTTTGCGGTCAAGATTAGTTTCAATGTGATCAACGAAATCAACCAGTTTTACTTGTTCTCCATAACCAATATTATATATCTCATTAAATTCTTCAGTTTGAGATAAAGATTGATTTAAAACAATAACGATACCATTCACAATATCATCAACATATGTAAAGTCACGAATCATATCACCATAGTTAAATAATTCAATTTCTTTACCGGCAACAATATTTTTGGTAAAATCAAAGAGTGCCATATCAGGGCGACCCCATGGTCCATAAACAGTAAAGAAACGGAGCCCAACTGTTCTAATAATTGAACTAGACATAAACTGTGCTTCATTAGTAAATTTAGTGTAACCATACGGATTTAATTGATAACCACATTTTTCATCTTCTTTCCATGGTAATTCATTACCAGCCATAGTACATGATGTTGATGCATATATTACGTTTTCAACATTAGCATCCACACAAGCTTCGATTAGATTTTGAGTACCAGTAACATTATTATCAATATATGTTTGTGGTTCTTCTAACGAGTGTCGTACACCTGCATATGCAGCTAAATGAATAACGGCATCAGGTTTATTAGCTGCAAAGAAAAGTTTTAACATTTCTTTTTCTTTTAAATCAAGGCGAGTTACTTCAACACCAAGATTTTTTAGATTATTTGCTCTATCTTCTTTTAGATCAACATCGTAGTAATCATTAAAGTTATCAAATGCTGTTACGGTATGACCTTCATCTATTAACTTTTGAATAAGGTGGTAAGCAATAAAACCAGCGCCGCCAGTTACTGTTATATGTGACATATTTTATTCTCCTTTATATCTCTATTATACACTATTATGGTGTTATTGTAAACTAAAAAAA